GAATTAAATCACTCGTTTTTACATAAACAGGGTATTATATTGCTTTGCCTTAATATGTTGTGGAAGCATAAATAACATACTTATACTAATTTATTCGGTTGTCTTTAAGTTATTTTAGGCGTTTTCACAAGTTATGAAATGTGCAAAGGTATAAATTTAATTTAGGTCTCTTGGGTGATAATTTTAAAGTGCGATTTTCACTAGCTAAAGGAAAATTACTAGAAACAGGAGTGACTCTAATTTTATCAAAAGAATTAGATCTAGTTCTTGACAATCTGGTTCCACGTGCTTCAAACCTATTACTTCTACTTTAACTTCTACTTTTACTTCTACTTTTACTCCTACTTTTACTCTTGTTTTTAAGTTTATGATTCATATACTTTTTAGTCATTAATATAATAAATTGATATTATTTTTTTTTAAGAGTAATATTTTTGTTAGTTTTCCTGAATTTAACAGATTGTTTCTTGGTGCATTGAAATTTACCGCGTGTAAGACCTTTTCTTCCAAAAATAGTTTTACTACATATACCGATAGATTTAGATTCATTTTGAGGTTCAATTTTCTTAATACATTTACAAAGTTTTAAAGCCATAATTTTTTCAGCATTCATTTTTAGTAATCTTTTAGATCTTGGTATTTTTAATTTATAATATTTTAAAATACTAACATAATCTTTGTTAGTTAGTTCGGAGGACATTTTATAATACATATAAATATTTTATTTTCAGATTTAAAAATCAGAATATATAGTATGAAATGTATTTCTAGAATAGTAGTATTTGATTTAGATGAAACCTTAGGTTATTTTATGGAATTAGGTATGTTCTGGGATTCTTTAAAAAATTACATAATAAATAATAATATTCAAATAACAATAGATCAAAATTTATTTAATAAAATATTAGATTTATATCCAGAATTTTTACGTCCAAATATAATAGTTATTCTAAATTATTTAAAAAAGAAAAAAGAGAGCAATCATTGTGATAAATTAATGATATATACTAACAATCAAGGTCCAAAAGAATGGGCTAAATATATAATGAATTATTTTGAATCAAAATTAAATTATAAAATATTTGATCAAATAATAGCAGCATTTAAAGTTAATGGTAAACAAGTAGAATTATGTAGAACAACTCATATGAAAACTCATAAAGACTTAATTAAATGCACAAAAATTCCTGAAGAAACATATATTTGTTTTTTAGACGATGTTTTTTATCCAGGAATGAGTAATGAAAAAATTTATTACATAAATATAAAACCATATATATATGATTTGTCATTTAATGAAATGATAAATAGATTTCAAAAAAGTGGCATAATGGATTCCCTACCTACATTATGTAGGGAACAAATTTTAGAATTAATGAATAAATACTCATACATGTATGTAGAAAAAACAAATGAATCAAAAAATATAGATAAAATTTTATCCAAGCAGATCATTAAACATCTTCATATATTCTTTGATAATATTAAGTTTACTAATAAGAATAAATTAACCAAGAATAAAAAAGTTTTCAAAAATAAAACATTGAAAAAAAAACATATTTAATTTATAGACATTTTTTGTAAGAAATAGTTTGGAAATTGTTTTAAATAATTTTGAAATAAACTTCCAAGTGCTGTTGCTGTAAATATAAATATACCAGCATTAAATGCTATTTTTCTATCTAATTCTGTAAATTTTATTTTTCTAAATGGCATAAATCTATATAGTAAAAATAAACTAACATACAATTTTATATAAAAATCTAAATCATCTAAATAATTAGGTGCATGAACCGATAATCTTAAAGCTATTAATAAATATAATAACCAAGTTACTAATATTATTATATCAAACGCTTTTTCTTGAAATGTATATAAATGATTTTTATTAATCATTTATATATTTTATAGATTTTAAATTTTACATCTTTGTATACTTACTTATAAATTGATAATGTTCTAGCACTTGGATCTTTTGATATTATATATTTGGGCATCCAATAATATGGCAATATATGTTCACAGTTTGGATAATATGTATTAAAAAATGATTTATAATATTTTTTCTCTAATTCAATATCTGGATTAACTTCTTCTCCTGTTTCTAAATTTATTTTATTGGCTATTTTCTCTTGTAATATTGTATATAATGAACGACCTTGAGTGCTTACTCCATCACTAAAAGCTTCTTTTTTTCTCCATAATATATTATCAGGTAATATTTGTTCACCTTTATAATTTTCAAAATTTGCTTTTGTAAAACTCTCTCTTAATAAATATTTTTCAATTAAACTATTACAAAATACACTATTATTATTTGTATGATTCCTATAATATATCGGTAATGATAATATAGAATTTACAAAATTTCTATCTAAAAAAGGTGTTCTAGGTTCTAGACCGTGACTTGAAATACACTTATCTGAACGTAATACATCAAATAAATGTATATCTTTTAATAATCTTCTAGTTTCTTTATCAAATTCAATATCATCTGGACATTTATTCATATATAAATAACCACCTAGTAATTCATCTGATCCATCTCCATTAAATATTACCTTTGCTTCCGAATTTTTTGAAATGTATTTTCCTAACAAATAATTACCAATACTTGCTCTAACAGTTGTTGTATCAAAACTTTCAATAGCTTTTATTACTTCTGGAATTACTTGAAACATTTCTTCTTCTGTTACTATAATTTCTGTATGATTAGTTCCTAAATAATCTGCTACTATTTTAGCATATTTTAAATCCTCTGATCCTTTTAATCCAATACTATAAGTTTCCAATTTATAATCTACATTATTTGTTTTCTTATTATTTTTTAAAAAATTATTTACTAATGCTGTTATTAAACTACTATCTAATCCTCCAGATAATAGACATGCTATTGGTCTCTCAGTTGTTAAACATCTTTTAGTAACTGCTATATTTAGATAACAAGCTATATTTTTGTATAATTTTTTTTCAAAATCATCCTCATACTCTTGATCATTTAACCAATTATAAGGAAAACTTGGTATAAAATATGGAATATTTTCTCCATTTTTAATTGGCTCCCAATATGAATTTACTAAATTAGATAAATTAAAAATACTATATGTTCCTGGCTTAAATTGTTCAATAATATATTCATTAATATTTGTGTTATAAAAATATTCTAAACATTTTAATTCTGAAGAAAAACCATATAAATTATTTAAATCATTCTTCTTATTATTTTTCAAATAATATAAAGGTCTAACACCTAATGGATCTCTAGCTATATATAATTTATTATTTAAATCACTGCTTATACGATTATCAAATAATATAAAAGAAAATATACCATCTAACATTAATAGAGTTTGTTCAATACCATATTTAATATATAAGTGAATTATTATTTCACAATCTGAATCAGTTGTAGGAACAATATTAATATTTTTATATAATATTTTATAATTATAAATTTCACCATTACAAATTAAAATTACATCATTTACTACTAATGGTTGATTGGATTCTTCATTTAAACCATTTATAGCTAATCTATGAAAACCCAAAACCATTTTCATATATTTAGTTTCTAATTTAGAAAATTCTGGACCACGTTCTTTACCTTTTAAAAATTGTTCATTAATATTACTAATTTCATTTTTATCATAATTGAGAAGTCCAAAAATACCACACATTATTAACTATATATGTAAACTTCTATTTAAACAATTTTATTATTTATATTATAATTTATATATTCTTTATATATATCAATGGATATTAATAGCTTTTTAGACCAACCTAGCTCAAAAAGACAACAAATTATATATCAACGTTCTTATGAAAGAAATATTCCATCTCAACCTTTACAACCTTATTTAGATGCACGGCCAGTCCAAACTAAATTTTCTATAATGCCTATTGTTGATCCAAGAAAACAAGTAGATACACCATTAATTCAGCAACCAACATATAGTCCTGAGTCTATTTATAATCCTGGTAATGATTTTGGTCCTTGGTCTGGATTTGCTTCAAATGTAAATCATGAATCTGAATTAAGAAACCAAATTTTTGCTATTTCTTCATGTAGTAAATCTATATATGTGCCTTCTAGTAAAAGTAGTTTATATCAATTCAATTGGCAAAATCAAAGTCAACCAACACAACCATTTCCTGAACTTTTTAAAACGGAAAATTTTTGTCCTACAAATCCTAACCCAAGTCCTGATAAAATAGGATTCCAACTATTCAATAATGCAACCAGACAACAAGTAAAAGATTTAACAAAGACTACGTGTGATTAGTTTTTTTTCTCGTTGATCTAAATAAAATATATTATTTATTTAAATAAATATAAATAATATGTCTGAAGAATTAGTCAATCAAATTACTCTTAACTATTTAATAAGTAAAAATCAACTTCAAAAACTAAATAAAAAAATCAAAGAAAATACAGATAATAATAGAAGAAGTGATAAAGAAATTTATAAAGATAGAATTCAAAAATTATTTAATGATTTGTTAGTTGATACTCCTCCAGATGATATGTTACAAGAAGTAAAAAGTGGTTTTGAATATTTCTTAGATAAATGTATATACTATTTTAAAGCTATTGATAATAATGAACTTTTAGAAAAAGAGAGAAACCGTGAAAAAAATCAAAGTAAAGATGTAGAAGATGAAGAATATGTAGAAGATGGAGAAGATGGAGAAGATGTAGAAGATGTGAAAGATGATGGACAAGATGATAATGATTTAGAAGATAAAGAAGATGAAGAAGATGATTATGATTTAGAAGATAATAATGATTTAGAACAAGTTAAAGAGATAGAAAATAATACGTTTAAAAATAAAACTAATATAGAGGTTAAACCAAAGTATTTAAAAAAAAATAACATATCAGTAGGTGTAGAAAATATTCAACAATTACCATTAGAATGGTTTCAAAATGTAAGACAAAACTATAAAAAAAATAAGATAATACCTAGGAAAAAAGAAATAATAATAGAAGATAGATTTAATAATAATGAAAAAAAGAAAATATAAATAAAGTATATAAATGAATATAAAAAATAAAAATACAAATAAAAATAAATATAAAAAAAAAAGATATACTAACAAAAAAACAAGAAAAAATAAAAAATTTATTAAACTTAATTGTAGTCCTGAAAATAAATCAAAAGATTATACGTGTTATTCAGATAAAGATTTACAAAAATTACGTGATATGTGGAATGCTAGACATCCAGATAGACCAATAAAAGAAACTGATTCAAAGCAAATATGGGATATATTAAAAAATTATTATATTAATATTTGTAACAAGGAATCATGTTGGATAAGACAAATGACAAAAAATACAAATTTGGAAAAAGAATTATTAGATGCTTTTGCTCCTGAATCTCCAAAAGAATGGAAAAAAAATCCAAACGAATGGTTATCCAGTTTGGATATATTAGAAGTAATGAACCAATATGAAAAAAAATATAAATGTTTTGATTTTATAGGTCCTTCGCCGATTGATTATGATACACATAAATTAAATGGTGAGTGTGTTTGGGAGGAATTGTGTCATTTTAATTTACAAAAACAAATAAAAAATGGATATACAAAAATAGGAGTAATTTTTAATACAGACCCTCATTATAAAGGAGGACAACATTGGATATCATTGTTTATAAATATAAAAAAAAAGACAATTTTCTTTTTTGATAGTGCTGGAGATGCTATTCCTAGTCAAATAAAAAAATTTGTAGATACAGTAATTGAACAAGGATCTAAACTAACAAATCCAATACATTTTAAATTTGATCAAAATTATCCTGTAGAGCATCAATATGATAATACTGAATGTGGAATTTATAGTTTATTTTTTATAGTTCATATGTTAGAGGATAAAATAACTGGAAATTATTTAAAAACTCATATTTTAAAAGATAAATATATGGAAAAATTTAGAAAAGTTTATTATAATAGTGAATTATAAATAATAAAAAAAATATAAACCTTTGCTTTGTGGATGGTAACTGTTACTTTTCAGTGAAAAGATATAAAAAAATGAAAAGGTGTAAAA